GGATGGGATCCTACGGGCAAAAAAACCATGGATCAGGCATTTCGTCCAGAAAATCAAAAAACAACATTTCAACCCGACCCTAGAGCTGAAAGATCAGTAAAGTCAATGGCAGCTGAATCACACAGTATTTTACGACACATTAATAAAAAAACAAAATCACCTAGTATCATTTCAGAATCACTGAAAACCAAACTTGATCAGGTTACTGATGATGGTACTATGCTAGATGAAAACAATATTTTATAAATACAAACATATTTATTAAAAACCGAAATACTGTATAAGGCAATAATGAAGAAATTAAAACATTCGAAATACAAAAATACCGGTATACTTTTTGAAATATTAGTTAGAAAACTAACTTCTGAAACGTTATCTTCTAATAAAACTATAACTGTTGATATCATAAAAAAATATTTTGGACGTAATACGGAATTGGCAAAAGAATTGCAACTTTACAATGCATTAAGTAAAGAACAACAATTTAAAACAGATGCCCAAGGATTAGATTATATACGAATGATTAAAGAATCATATAAAAAATTAAATCAAACAACGTTAAAACGTCAAAAATATAATTTAGTAAAAGAAATTTCGGAAAAATTTGTATTCAATGATATTGCAAAAATTCATATTCCTAATTATAAAAACATGGCATCTATATACATGTTGTTTGAATATGAAGAATCAGATAATCCTAAACAAATAATGGAATGTAAAAACGTTATATTGAATACGGGATTGATTGCCGAACGAGTTCATGTTAAACAAGATGAATTACTAGAATCATATCAATCACAACCAAAAGATGTTCGTTTATTAGCATATAAATTATTGGTTGATAAGTTTAACGAAAAATATTCTATTTTAGATGAATCGCAAAAACAATTGTTAAACAAATACATTACCAATGTAAATGACACCACGGCATTGAAACGATATGTAGAGCAAGTTATTCCAAAAATAAAAACGGAATTGTATAATCAATCAAAATTAGTATCAGATAAAGCTACTAAAATAAAAGTACAAAAATTATCTGAAATGCTATGTACCGTAGAAAACATGAAAACGATTAAAGAATCGCATATATTATCATTGTTACGTTACTATGATTTGCTTAAAGAATTAAAAGGATTACATCAATGAAATCGTTTTTAAGAGAAATGGAAGAAAAGTTCATGGATCTAGAAGAAAAACTAGATGCAGTGGGTCATGAAGATGATGACATTGATAATGATGGCGATTCAAAAACCGAGTCTGGCGTTGCTAGAAACGGATATGGACCTGCAGTTGATAAAGCATTAAATAAAATTTCAGAACGATTAATTAAAATTTCAGAGCGAGTAAGAGCATTAGGAGAATAAAATGTCAAAACAACTAATAGTAGAATATATGCCATTTAAGCACGTTGGTTCATTAACTGAATCAAGCGGTGCTGCATATGGAATACCTGGTGGTTTTGTTGTACAAGGAGTTTTGCAACGAGCAGGAGCTAAAAATCAAAATGGTCGAGTTTATCCAAAACCCATCTTAGAACGAGAGTGTCGTCGATATCAACAAGAATATATTGACCAACATAGAGCATTGGGTGAGTTAGATCATCCAGAATCTTCGGTTGTAAACTTAAATAACGTTTCTCACAATGTTTTAAAGATTTGGTGGAAAGGTGACGATTTACATGGAGCTGTACAAATATTAGATACGCCATCAGGTAAAATTCTTAAAGAACTTTTTAGAGCAGGTATTACATTAGGCATTTCATCACGCGGATTGGGTTCTGTTAAAGAATTACGTAATGAGGGGGTAGTAGAGGTTCAAGAAGATTTTGAATTGATATGTTGGGATTTCGTATCTAATCCATCAACCCATGGGGCTTTTATGCGGCCTACGCACATGAATGAATCAGTAAATAAAAATATAACAACAAACAAATACGCAACAGTAAACGACATCATTACATCAATTTTATGTGAAGATGGTAAATGTAGGATAATATAATGAGAACGCCTAATTTAAAATTTATTTTAGAGACCATAATGCAAGATCAACCTGCACCAATGTCTCCGCAAGAAAAACAAGCATTTAAAGAAGCAGTTGCTAATTTTTCAGCAATGGGAGATTCGGTATATGGTAAAGGTGATATTGACCAAATTGTCGAACGAGTTAAAACAATCGTAGAAAGTGCTGATAGAATCATGACCGAAGGCGATGATTGGTTTTCTAATCAAGCACTTAAAAAAGAAAACAAAAGAATGCACGAAGATTATAAAGAATTTTCTGAAGCGTCAATGCAATTAAAAGAAGCACAACAACGAATGTCATTGGCTTATGAAAACATCGGTAATCATTTGAATCGATTCTTTGATGTTGGATAATTTGGATAACATAAAAAAAATTATTATAATATAGGTGCATGATGAGCAAATTTAAAAAATTATATCGCGATTTCTTCGGTTTAAAAGAACAGACCAACCCATCTGCATTACCAAAGTTTTCTGATGAAGATATTGAAAATTTAAACAAAGCAAAAGATGCGTACAAAGAAATGAGTACTGCGATGCAAGGTTTGAGTACGACGTTAGGCGAATCGGAATTAGAAGAAGCACAATTAGTTAACAACTTAACTGATTATCGAGGTGGCATTGAATATGTACTTCGAGATCCAGCAACTGCGCAATCAGTAGCACAAGAAATTCAAGAATGGGCAGAACGAAAAGGATTTACCGTAGTTAAAAAAACATTATCTCCATCTGGTAAGATTGGATATTTTTATTTTCGATTAGGACAAGATCCTGCATTAGAATCACAAAAGCTTCAAGGATATTTAGCTCAAAAACCTGAGTTGAAACATTTTAGATTCAATGTAAGACAGCAGGCAGCAAAGAAACCACAAGGAAAAATTTAATTAGTTATATATGAACAAAAAACAAAAACAACACCAAACAATTGTACCAGGCAATTCGACGGCAGTAAATGTAGTAAATCAAGATTTAGGATTTGCATTAAGAACCTGGAAACGCAAAGTAAAAGATTCGGGCGTATTAGAATATGTTAAAGATAACCGAACATTTACTAAACCGAGCGTAAAACGAAGAAATGATATTTCTAAAGCACGTTATCGACAACAAATGCAAGATTTGCAAAACAAATTTTAAAAAATTAAGAAAATTTTTAAGTCCTAGCAAAAATGTTAGGACTTTTTTACTGTTTTTTCAAACATGGTCATATTTATTGTAGAATACGCTATTCGTTCTTTATATAGCGTTTATAAACAATTAGTTAAATTCTATTAAGATTTCAAATAATCTTATTTCCAAAAAACAAATTTAAGGAGAAAAAATGGCAAAATCGGACTTGTTAAAACAAGCGATTGCAGATGCTAAAACAGTTAAAGAAACTGCATTAGCTAACGCAAAAATTGCTCTACAAGAAGCATTTGCACCTCGACTTACTAGAATGTTTGCTGAAAAATTAGACGCCGGATTAATGGACGAAGAAGATGAAGCAGCAATCGAAGCAGGAGCAGAAGCAGGAGCAGAAATGGGCGCAGAAATGGGCGCAGAAGCAGGAGCGGAGATGGGTGATGATTTCAATTGGACAGATGATACTTTAGCAGCATCAGTTGGTGGTAAAGATTATAATTTCCAAGTTGGGATGGCAGGTGGCGAAGAAGAAATGGCACCGGAAGAAGAAGCACCAGCATCTGAAGAAGAAATGACAGCTGAATACAATGAAGGTATGGGTCATGAAGATCTAGACATTTCAGAAATTATTCGCGAGTTAGAAGAAGATGCAATGATGGGTGATTCAGATGAAATGTTAGGAACTGACATTGAAGAAGGAATGTATTTCGAAGATGAGTACAGTGATGAAGATGCAACAATGAAAGATATGGGCTCAGAAATGAGTGACATTGATGAAATTATTGAATCAATTCTACGAGAAGAAGGCGAAATGGCTCCAGAAGAAACATCAGCATCTGATGAAGAAACAATGATGGAAGAAATGGAAGCTGAACTAGAAGCTAAAGATGAAGAATTACAAGAAGCTTACCGAACAGTTAAACAACTTCAATCAGTTATTAACGAAGTAAATCTTCTTAATGCTAAATTGCTTTACACAAACAAATTGTTCCGTAACTTTGAATTATCAGAACCTCAAAAAATGAAAGTGATTGAGAATTTTGATAGAGCTGCAAACACTCGCGAAGCAAAATTAGTATTTGCAACATTGGCTGAAAGCTTTAAGCGTCCAAACAAAAAGCGTGTAGTTAAAGAATCGTATGCGTCAAAAGCTACTACAACAACTGCACCAAGCAAACAAACAACACAAATTTTATCTGAAGGTTTTGAAATGGCTAACAGATGGAAAAAATTAGCAGGATTATTGTAAAACAAAAAAAAAAACAAAAAAAGGAAAACAAAATGAGTATTTCTAATTTATTGCAAAGTCCAGATCGTTCACAAAGATCTGCAGCAATTGCAACCGTAAACAAATGGGAAAGAACCGGACTTTTAGAAGGTCTTCGTTCTGAAACCGAAAAAGCTGGAATGGCACAATTGCTTGAAAACCAAGCACGTCAATTAGTAAAAGAAGCTTCACAAACTGGTGTTGCTCAAGGATCTGAAGAGTGGGCTGGTGTAGCACTTCCATTGGTACGTCGTATCTTTGCTGAATTTGCTGCTAAAGAATTCGTTTCAGTTCAACCAATGAACTTGCCATCAGGTCTTGTATTTTACAGCCAGGATTTGATGATGACAACTTAAACAGAACAGGTGATCCATTTGGAAATCCTAATGCATTAGACTCGATGTTTGGTGTTACCACAACTGGTTCAGATGCAGCCGGCGGTCTTTATGGTGCTGGTCGTTTTGGTTATTCAATTAACGCAGTAACTTCTTCTGCATTAACTAGTACATCTGCTAATACAGGTTCTGGTGCTGGTACATTGTCTGATGCTGGTTTGGTTAATTATGATAGCGTTTATTCTGCATCATTATCAAGCTTCAAAAAAATTACTGTAAATGTTCCTACTGATGCTGATTTATATTCAGTTCGTTCTTGGACATTTGTTTCTGGTGCTGCTGCAACTCAAATTATTCCAGTTCAAGCATTTTCAACAATTACTAGTAATTTTACTGCATCATTTATTGTAACCACTGCACAAGCAACTGCTATTCAAGCTGCAATTGATAATTCTAACTTCAAATTAGATTATAGCAAGCAACCTAGTGATATTTCTCGAGGTGATTTTGAAGATAGAACAACTTATGCTAACGGATATAATGCTGATATTAACATTCCAGAAATTAATCTTGAAATGCAATCAGATCCAATCGTTGCTAAGACTCGTAAGTTAAAGGCTGTTTGGACACCTGAATTTGCTCAAGATTTGAACGCATACCACTCAATTGATGCTGAAGCT